GTCACCCGCACTGGCACGCAAGCCCAGAGCTACATCAGCAACGCGATTGGCACCGAGAGCGAAGAAGGCGTCAACGTCGAAGTTGTTAATGCCACGCCCGTTGTCCGCACCATCACCGATTCGGACGTGGATCGTGTGCGCGTCACGCTGCAAGTCCCATCGCTGCAAATTATCGAAGATGACGGCGACATTGTTGGCCACAGCGTCCAAGTCCGCATCCAAGTCCAGTACAACGCCGGCGGCTACACAACCGTCGTAGACGACACGATCAGCGGCAAAACCAGCAACCGCTACCAGCGCGATTACATGATCCCGCTGTCTGGTGCGTTCCCCGTTGACATCAAAGTTATCCGCGTCAGCGCCGACGAATCCAGCACCAAACGTCAAAACCAAACCTACTGGTTCAGCTACACCGAAATCATCGACGAAAAGCTGCGTTACCCCAACAGCGCACTTTGTTATCTCCGATTTGATTCCCGCCAGTTCGATTCAATCCCAACCCGCAAGTATCTGATTCGTGGACAAAAAATCCAATTGCCCAGCAACGCCAGCGTCGATACCACCACGTACTTGGGTCGCGTCACCTATTCCGGCGTCTGGGACGGCACCTTCGGCGCTGCAACGTGGTGTAACGACCCAGCGTGGTGCCTCTGGGATTTGCTCACCAACACCCGTTACGGCGCCAGCATCCCCACCAGCAGCCTGGATCGCTACGACTTCTACGCCATCAGCCAATACTGCAACGCTCTTGTTGACGACGGCAAAAACGGATTGGAACCACGCTTCTCCTGCAACCTACTAATTAACAGCCGCGACGAGGTTTACAACGTCATCCAAGAGATGACCAGCCTGTTCCGTGGCATCGCGTATTACGGCGCCGGCTCGCTGGTGCTCCAGCAGGACAAACCGACCGACTCGCAATATCTGCTCGGACAAAGCAATGTTGTTGATGGCATTTTTGTTTATAGCGGCACATCACAAAAAGCTCGCCACAGCGTCGCAACTGTTGCCTGGCAGTCCTACGACACCCTCGGCGAAGTTGAGTACGAATACGTCGAAGACGCCGACGCCGTAGCCAAATACGGCATCATCAACAAAGACATCAAAGCCCTCGGTTGTTACAGCCAAGGTCAAGCGCATCGCGCTGGTAAGTGGGCACTCCTTAGCGAACAAAACCTGACCGAAACCGTCACCTTCTCGGTGTCTATCGACAGCGGCATCATCCTGCGCCCTGGGATGGTGATTGACGTTGCCGACCCGATGAAGGCTGGCACACGCCGCAGCGGTCGCGTCAGCTCTGCCACCACAACCACCATCACGGTCGATTCCAGCAGCAGCCTATCCGTCAACCTTGCAAGCAACCCGCGTATTTCGGTCATCCTGCCCAGCGGCAACGTCGAACTTCGCCCGATCCAATCCATCAGCGACCGCACAATCACGGTCGGCAACCCGTTTAGCGAAGCACCCAACGCCAACGCCATCTGGCTGATCCAAACCGACGACATCGAATCCCAGCAATTCCGCGTCCTCAACGTCGCTGAATCCGAAGACGGCATCTACGGCGTCACCGCCCTGCAATACAACAGCAGCATTTACAACGCGATCGAAAGCGACAACACGCTGACCACCCGCGACATCAGCAACCTGACCGAACCACCCGATGCAGTTAGCAGCATTGATGGCACCGAATACCTCTATCAAGACGGCCAAAGCGTTTTTTCCGGCTTCACCCTTGGCTGGATCAGCCCCAAAGATCGCGTCTCGGAGTTTCGCGTTAAATACCGCGTCGATAACGACAACTGGCAGCAGGTAAACACCACCTCGCCGTCAATCAAGATCCTCAACACGCGCCCCGGAACGCTTTACGTACAAATTCAGGCGTACAACTACGTCAACAAAGGTGGTGCAATAGCCGCCGATCAATTCCAACTTGTCGGCAAAACCGCCGTCCCCGGCAACGTCCAGAACCTGAGCTTTGAGGCCATCAATGCCAACTCCGGCCGCCTGCGCTGGGATGAGACGGTTGACCTTGACGTCAAGGTTGGCGGCAAAATCCACATCCGCCACAGCAACCTGACCGATGGCAGCGCGAGCTGGAGCAACAGCGTTGACCTGATCCCCGCCAAATCCGGTAGCTCCACCGAGGCCATCATCCCGCTGGTGGAAGGCGAGGTGCTGGTCAAGTTCGAGGATGACGGCGGCCGCCAAAGCACCAGCGAAACCAGCATCATCATCGACCTGCCCGACACGCTGGCACCACTCACGCTGATCAATCGCCGCGAAGATCAAGATGCGCCACCGTTCCAGGGCACACGCACCAACACCTTCTACAGCGAGGAGTTTGACGCCCTGACGCTGGATGGCTCGGACTTGCTGGATGACGTGCCTGATGTGGATCTGCTGCCCACCTTCGACGTGATGGGTTCGGTGCAGTCTTCCGGCACCTACGACTTCGCCACCACCGTCGATTTCGGCAACACCTTCTCCATCGACTTTAGCCGCTACTTCGTCACCCGTGGTTACTACCCCAGCGATCTGATCGACAGTCGCTTAGCCGAAGTGGACGACTGGAGCGATTGGGACGGCGGTGTGATCGACGCGGTGAACGCCATCCTCGAACTCCGCAGCACCACCGACAACCCGAGCGGCACCCCGACCTGGGGCGCATTCCAGCCGTTCGTCAATGGCACCTTCCGTGGCCGTGGCTTCCAGTTCCGCACCACGCTGACCAGCAACGACGTTGCCGAAAACATCCTTGTCGATGAGCTGGGCTACCTCGCCACCGTCCAACGCCGGACCGAGCAAAGCAACGCCGCAGCGAGCGGCACCACCAACACCGCCGTGACGTTCCCCTACCCGTTCTTTACTGGGACGGCCAGCATCGGCGGTTTGAACGCCTATCTGCCCAGCGTCGGTGTGACGGCACAAAACCTGCAGGCCGGCGATTTCTTCCAGATCTCCAACGTGACCGGAACGGGCTTCCAGATCAGCTTTTTCAACTCCGGCGGCAGTCCCGTCACCCGCAACTTCACATGGAGTGCAACCGGATATGGACGGCTGGGCTAAACTTCTTGTATTAGAGGACGCCTGATTCGTGGCTCAGCACGATTACGTCATAGCCAACGGCACAGGGGCGGCAGTCCGTTCAGACCTCAACGGTGCCCTTGCTGCAATCGCCACGATCAATAGTGGCGCCACTGCACCGACCACTACTTACGCCTTCCAACTCTGGGCAGATACCACCACCGGCCTGCTCAAAATCCGCAATGCCGCCAACTCGGCTTTCGTAACTGTTGGCACGCTGGCCTCCACGAACCTTGGTCTGGCATCTCTGGCTGGCGCCACGTTCACCGGTGACGTAATCCTCGGCACCACCACGGCGCTTGAACTGCCGGACGGCACCACCGGCCAACGCCCCGGCTCCCCGGTCAACGGGATGATCCGGTACAACACCACCCTTAACCAGTTCGAGGGCTACAAAGCCAGCGCCTGGGGCGCCATCGGCGGCGGTGCAACGGGTGGATCGTCTGATGATATCTTCTACGAGAATGGCCAGACGGTGACTACCAATTACACTTTGAGCACGGGCAAAAACGCCATGTCGGCCGGACCGATCACGATCAACTCTGGGGTAACCGTCACGGTGCCCTCTGGCGCTTCTTGGGTGGTGGTGTAAACCATGGCAATCACAATCGACGGCTCTGGAACAATTACCGGCATCAGCGTCGGGGGTATCCCTGATGGCACGGTTGACACTGATGTGCTGGCCGCCAACGCCGTCACCTACGCCAAGATCGGCACCACTGAGCAGGGACAACTCTGCAAAGCGTGGGTGAACTTCAACGGCACCTCGACGGTGGCGATCCGTGCCAGTTACAACGTGAGCAGCATTACGGATAACGGGACGGGCGACTATACGGTGAACTTTACGTCTGCGTTGGCGGATGCGAATTATGCAAGCAACGTAAGCATTGGTGCACCTGGCACTGGAGGCACTGCATTAAACATCAACACTATTACAAGCGGGTCAGGCACTGAATCTGCGCCAACAACAACAGCTTTTAGGTTTAGCTGTATGTATGGCTTTAGTTTTGGCAACATGGTTGATACAAAATTTGTCTCCGTCGCCATCTTCCGCTAACGCCATGAACAGAATTATCTACCAAACTGAATCCGGCGGCGTCGCGGTGATCATCCCCACTGGCGAGCTGCCTATTGAAGAAGTCGCCGCGAAGGACGTACCCGAAGGCGTGCCCTACGAGATCGTGGACGAAGCCGACATCCCCAGCGACCGCTACTTCCGCAATGCCTGGGTCATGGGCGACTGCTGCGTGGAGCACGACCTCGATAAGTGCAAAGAGATTGGCCACGACCGTCGCCGGCAGCAACGCGCTGAGGAGTTCAAGCCTTACGACGACGTGATCACCAAACAGATCCCTGGTGCTGATGCCATTGCAGCGGAAGAAGCCCGCCAGCAGATCCGCGATAAGTACGCCCTGATCCAAGACGTGATCGAAGGCGCGTCTACCCCTGACGAAATCAAGACCGCCCTGGAGGCAAACCCATGACACTCAGACTGAACGGCAGCACATCGGGTTACACCGAGATCGACGCTCCGGCAGTGGCTGGGTCGAACACCATCGTCCTGCCCAGTGGCAACGGCAGCGCCAACCAACTCCTCAAGAATGGCTCCACTGCTGGCAGCCTTGAGTTCAGCAGCAGCGTCTACATCGACAGCTCGCAGCGCCTGTTAGTTGGCACGTCTACTGCGCGTACCAATTTTCGCTTGTTCGGCACTAATTACAGCTCAAATATTCAAGCCGAAGGGTCTGAAGTTATTGGACTCAGCGCAACAAGAGCAGGTGGCGCATTTGCGGTTCTCGGCAATTCCACTACTGCAACAAGTGAGGCATCTACTGGCACCGTAACTTTTGCGGCTTCTGATGGGACTAACCTGCTCCAAGTTGCAGAAATCTCTGCCCTAGTAGACGGCACCCCCGGCGCTAACGACATGCCGGGCAGGCTGGTCTTCAGCACCACCGCCGATGGCGCGAGCAGCCCGACGGAGCGGATGAGGATTACAAGCGCAGGCAATCTATTTTTTGGAACGACAACGAAAAACATTACCAGCCCCAACAATCCTGGTTTTGAAATTCATGTGCAAAATACGGGTGGTCTGGGCCTCTACTCGTCAACTACCAACAACAACATAACTAGCGTTGTATTTCAAAACCCAAATGGGCGCGTCGGTTTTATTGACATCAACGCCAATAGCGTCGCCTACAGCACCACTTCCGATTATCGCCTGAAAGAAAATGTCGTTCCGCTAACCGGCGCCATTGACCGTATCAATCAACTTCCAGTTCACCGATTTAATTTCACTGGAAGTCCAAACACAACAATGGACGGTTTCTTGGCACACGAAGCGCAAGCCGTTGTTCCAGAAGCCGTCACCGGCGAAAAGGATGCTGTCGATGATGACGGCAATCCCGTCTACCAAGGCATCGACCAGTCCAAGCTGGTGCCGCTGCTGACCGCTGCGCTGCAGGAAGCGCTGGCTGAAATCGAGTCCCTGAAGGCTCGTGTAACCGCGCTAGAGCCATAAGTCCTACTCACTA